ATTGGTAATAAAAATCCTACAAAGGATGAGAAGTCTGCAATAAGACTGGCTAACCCAGGATACGCTGACTCATGGTACAAGAATCAAATTCGTAATATGAGAAAGCAAAGGACGGTAGATTACTTTAATAATAAGTATTCGTTATCGTTAACAGATTTTGATGTTGCAGATTCATTTGGAATTGCACATTATGCGAATAAGGTACTTACAGAGAGATGAAATTATATCAGAGTAAAGAGTGGCTGTTTAGAAGATATGTAGTTCAAAAAAAGACAGTTACAGAGATAGGCAAAGAGTGTGGAGTATCTGCTATGACTATACAAAGATACCTAGAGCAGTTTGGATTGATTAAAAAAAGATGATACAAGAATTTAATGTGTTTTGTGAAAGAATGGAAAGCTATTCGCAGATAAGACAGGACCTATTTGTCCTATTCGCCTTGGGTGAAGAGCCAGGATATTTTGTTGAATTTGGCGCATGCGATGGAGTATATCTTTCCAACACATTCCTTCTTGAAACATACTACGGATGGAATGGATTGCTTGTTGAGCCATCAAAGCATTATAATAAGGTGCTTCGTCAAAAGAGAACTGCAAAGATTGACGAGCTTTGTGTATCAGATAAAAGTGGAGACACGGTTAAATTTTTAGAGATACCAAATCTTCAAGGTCTATCTGGAATAGAAAAGCATGCCTACTACGATGCCCATACAGAAATTAGAAAAGAAATAGGCGTTGAGTATGATGTAGAAACGATATCCTTAAATGATTTGTTGGATAAGCATAACTGCCCAGATGTAATTGATTATATTTCTATTGATACTGAGGGTTCAGAGCTTTCTATATTAGAGAAATACGATTTTTCTAGAAAGTTTAAAGTTATAAGCGTAGAACATAATGAGACATTTAACCGTGGGCCAATAGAACAGCTGTTTAGAGACAAGGGCTATATTCAGGTTTTACAAGAAGAGTCTAAATGGGATGCATGGTTTTTATCTAAAGAAGTTTATGATAATCTAATTGAAAGGTTGGCTAAATAATGAACGTTGTATACACTGGAGGAACATTTGATCTATTTCATTCTGGTCATGTTAATCTGCTAAAGAGATGCAGAGAGGTTGCTGGCAATGGTTTAGTAGTGGTCTCCCTGAATACAGATGATTTTATTTGGCAGTTTAAGAACAAGAGGCCAATCTGTAGCGAAGAGGAAAGAAGAGAAGTTCTGCTGTCCTGCAAGTATGTAGATGAAGTAGTTATGAATGTTGGCGGTGCTGATTCAAGGATAGCCATTGATCAGGTACAGCCAAACTATATAGTGGTTGGTTCTGATTGGGCAGAGAAGGATTATTATTCACAGATGAGCTTTGATCAAAAGTGGCTGGACGAAAGAGGCATAGGGCTAGTCTATGTACCATATACCAAAACAATTTCATCTACTCAGATCAGGAGCAGAATGCAGTGAAGTCATTTGCCTATATTGTTTGTTGGGATGACGTACATGACAATGTTGTTAATAACATTGAGAAGCAATTTATAGAATGCAATCAGCCACACAAAATTATAAACTCTGGTGAACGTCAAAATAACCATTGGGATAATGTTGGCGATATAAGATACTACAGACAATTCTATAAAGCGTTAAAAGATTTTGATATGTCTAATGACTTTATGATATTTATTTGTGGAGATGTTAGCTATAATGCTTGGGCTTCACATCTAGATAGAGCGAACAAGGTCCTGTCTAGATATAAAAATATTCATGTATATGCACCACATTTTACAAATGATCCATGGGGAGAGGGCTCAACAAAGCTGGAGGAGTTTAAGACAGACAAGGACCTCCTTGTTTCAACTAATACAAACGGCATAATGTACTATCTTCATAGAGATATTGTTTTGCAAATGCTTGAGTACTTTGACTATCTATATGAGAATACAAAGCTTGAGAATATGGTGTCTGGATGGGGAATTGACCTAGTTTGGTCAGCCTTTGCTGTAATGAATAATAAGCTAGTCGTAAGAGATAGACAGCATATAATTACGCATCCACAAGGAAGCACATATGACCATGGGCAGGCATCTCATGAAACTAATATAGTGTTTGAAAACTTTCATTCATTCTGTAAGAAAAATAATTTAGATGTTGATCAGTCGATCAGAATTAAATCAGATATTTATAAGAGAATGGGCAGAGATCAATCTGTAACTGTAGAGTCATTCTATGGGCCAAACTTTAATATAGTAGACAACAGAGAAATAAATTATCATATCATTCACGTTGATGATGTGAGAAAGTCAAATAGAGATCGTGTAGATGAGGTACTCATGTCTAATAAGCTTGAGATAGATTGCCTTGATGCAAGAACAGAAGAGAATAAGGCAAAGTTTTTTGAGGATAATCCAAACTTTAAATTGTCATGGAGTAAATTTAAAGACGGAGAAATTGGAAACTTTGGTAGCCACTACTTGGCTTGGAAGTTCTTGGCAAAGAGCAACCTAGAGAACATGCTTATTTTTGAAGATGATGTGCTGATTGAGAATAATTTTATTGAAAAGTATAATATTGCAATTGACAATGTTCCTTCAGATTATGATGTATTAAGTATATTTGTTCATCCAAATCAGTATGATAGGTTTGACAAGACCCAGGAAATTAGTTATCATATAGCAAAGGGATATCAAGACTGGTCCACCTTGTGCTATGTAGTTTCTAAAAATGGAGCTAGGAAATTAATTAAGCATGTTGAAGATCACGGAATGGGAAGACCAACCGATTGGTTTATTTTTAGAGGCGGTAATGAGGGTATATTTAACGTATACACATTGCCTCCGCATTTTAAGAGTCCAGTATCAATAGATACTAGATATGAATCGCAAGTACAATAGGGAGAAAAAATGGCGGGAACAGACTACCCAAATAAGGATAACTATCAGACATGGGTTACAGACTTACAATTAATTGCAACTGATGCACCATCTGGACATAAGATAATTACAGAATGTCTTGAAATAGCAGAGATGCTAATTAAAAAGAATATATCATATGGAGACTCAGCTTTGTCGCCTATTCGCATATTCTCTCAGGCGGATAATCAAGAGCAGATTAAAATTAGAATTGATGATAAGATCAATCGCATTAAAAATGGCTCAGGCTTTGCAGGAGATAATGATATTGACGATATGATTGGTTATTTAATCTTACTTAAAATCGCCAAGAAACTTGCTATTTCAGTCGACTAGAAGTATAATAAGGCTATATGGAAATTGAATTAGCAGATCATTATGATCGCATGAATAAAGTCGTTGAGGAGTTACTCAAGGGTAACACCCCAACGCAGATTGCCACAATTACTGGGTTCAAAAGAGCAGAGGTCGTAGACCTCATAGGCGAATGGAAGTCAGTTGTTCATAATGACACGTCATCCAGAGAACGTGCTAAGGAAGCAATCTCTGGGGCAGACCAACACTATGCAATGCTCATTAAAGAGGCCTGGAAGACCGTAGAGGACGCAGATCAGTCTGGTCAGCTAAATGTTAAGGCTAATGCCCTTAAACTCATCTCAGACATTGAAACAAAAAGAATTGGGATGCTTCAACAGGTGGGCTTGCTAGACAACGCTGAGCTTGCAACACAAATTGCTGACACAGAAAGAAAGCAGGACATCCTTGTAAAGATTTTAAAGGAAGTCACATCCACATGCCCTAAGTGTAAAATGGAGGTTGCTAAGAGATTATCTCAAATCACAGGAATTGTTGAGTCTGTCGTGATTGAGGATGCAGATGTCGTTTGATTTCTCAGATCTAATAGACATCTTAGATGGCGAAGAGTTTGATGAAAAGCCAGTAGACCTAAGAACATTTGTAAATAGCCCAGATTATTTGGGCTTGCCAGCATTATCTGAATTTCAATATACTTTAATTGAGAAGAGCTCACAGATTTATAAAGAGGCCACACTCATAAAGTTGTTTGGCGAAGAAGAGGGCAGGATCAGGTCTAAGCAAACTGCAAATGAAGTTGTTGCACAATTAGGTAAAGGTTCTGGAAAAGATTACTGTTCTACAATTGCAGTTGCATATATAGTATATTTACTATTGTGCCTAAAAGATCCAGCAACATATTATGGCAAACCGCCAGGAGATAGCATTGATATTATTAACATCGCTATTAACTCACAACAGGCAAACAATGTTTTCTTTAAAGGATTTAAAACAAGAATTGATAAGTCGCCATGGTTTGCTGGAAGATATAATGCAAAGGCATCAGAAATTCAATTTGATAAGGCTATCACAGTTCACTCTGGCCACTCTGAGCGAGAAGCTTGGGAAGGTTATAACGTAATTGTAGTTATCCTTGACGAAATTTCTGGATTCAGTATTGAAAATACAACTGGACATGAGCAGGCAAAAACAGGTAGTGCAATCTATGATATGTACAGAGCATCTGTTGATTCTCGTTTCCCAGATTTCGGTAAAGTAATTTTGCTTTCTTTCCCACGTTATAAGAATGACTATATCCAGCAGAGATATGATGCAGTTGTGGCGGAGAAAGAAACAATAGTCAGAACACATAAGTTTAAAATGTATGAGGAGTTACCAGACGGAACAGAAGGCAATGAGTTTGAAATTCAATGGGAAGAAGACAATATCATTTCTTATAAGATCCCAAAGGTATATGCTCTTAAGAGACCAACATGGGAAATTAATCCAGTAAGAACAATTGATGACTTTAAAACAGCCTTCTATACAAATCCTACAGACGCCCTATCAAGATTTGCTTGCATGCCACCAGAATCTATTGACGCATTCTTTAAGTCAAGAGAAAAGATTGAGAAAGCATTTAGCATAGGCGCACAAGCTATAGATTCATTTGGTAGATTAGAAGAGTGGTTTACTGCAGATCCAGACAAGGTTTATTTCATTCACGTTGACCTTGCACAAAAGCATGACCATTGTGCCGTTGCCATGTCTCATGTTCAAAAGTGGGTGAATGTAAAGGTAACAGATACATATTCTCAGCCTGCACCTATAATTGAAGTAGACGCTGTCAGGTATTGGACACCTACAAAGGATAAGTCTGTAGACTTTACTGAGGTAAAAGATTATATTTTGTCATTAAGATCAAGAGGGTTTAATATCAAGGTGTGCACATTTGACCGCTGGAACTCTCACGACATGATGCAGCAACTAAAGCAGTATGGAGTAAATACTGAGATATTGTCTGTTGCTAAAAAGCATTATGATGATATGGCTATGGTTGTCGCAGAAGAAAGACTGATTGGCCCTCACATACCGTTGTTGGTAGATGAGCTTTTGCAGTTAAAGATTATGAGAGATAGAGTTGACCACCCAAGAAAGGGTTCTAAGGACTTAGCTGACGCAGTTTGTGGGTCTGTTTTTAATGCTATCAGCAGAACTAGATTTTCAAATAGCGAAGAGATTAAGATCCATACATATGATTCTATGAGCTATGAACAAGACTTTAAGCGGGAAGATGATGAGATAGTTATGAATATGATTAGGGCACCAAGAATGCCTAATGAGTTGGCAGAAGCAATAGAAGGAATGACAATACTATGAGTATATACCAGGAAAAAGCTAAAGAGTGTAAATGCTGTGGCAAGCATGTCCCATTGCCAACAGTATTAAAAGAATATAACGGTGTAATGCTATGCCCTACAACATTTTCAAATGTTATTGAGTATAAGAGGCTATGGATGTCTTTGGGCGCTAGACCATCTGGCAATATAAGAAAACATTTTTCAGACTATGTTCAGCAATTGGTTGAAACTACTATAGACAAAAACGAAGATGGTACGCTATAATATGGATATGGAGCCAGAAGATTCAGAGTTGTTGGACTACTATATGGAAATAGGAGCAATTGAGGTTGCTGGAATTTCTGAAGATGGTGAGTTCATATTTTCAATAACTGATGCTGCAAAAGAGTTAGCTCCAGATCTATGGGAAGCTCACAGAGAGCACGTAGACAACTCCTTGCTTGAGTTATATGAGATGGGTTTAGTAAGTGTAACTTATGATGAAAGCCTAGAGCCAGTCTTTGAGCTAACTGAAGAAGGAAAAAAGATTTCAAAAGAATTTGGGTTAATCCACATGGATGATCCAGAAATACCAAACAACTAGGAGAACAAAATGCCTTGGCAAATTAAACAAAATGCAGCAGGATGCAGCGGATATGCTGTTATTAAAGAAGGTACTAATGAATTAGTTGGATGTCATGCTGGAAGAACTGCAGCAGAGGCACAGCTAAGAGCTCTATATGCATCTGAGTCAGATTCAAAAAAGATGGATGAAGGCAAGAAGCGCATCTTTTAATTAGGTTTACCTCTGTAGCTCAATGGAAGAGTACGGCGTTTCTACCGCCTTGGTTGTAGGTTCGAATCCTATCAGGGGTACGTTTGTAATACAAAAAACAATTTGATATAATAGTATATGGATTGCTCATAAGAGGATCCATATATTAATTTACTCGCTTAAAGAAGGAGCAAAAAATGGTAAATAGTTTCACCTTGGATCTTTTTAATGATCCATTTTTTATTGGTTTTGATCGCCAATTCAAAGATCTAGAAAAAACAATGAAGAACTCTTCAAATTATCCTCCGCATAATATTGCGAAGGTAGTTGGTGCTGAAGATATGTACGTTATTGAGCTGGCAATTGCTGGATTCAAGAAGGAAGATATCGAAGTAGAGCAGGATAAGAACATCCTTGTTGTAAAGGGTTCGGCAAAAGAAGATGAAAATAAAGAATATATTTATAAGGGAATTGGCGGACGTTCCTTTATTAAAACATTTTCTTTAGCTGAGCATGTTCAAGTTGTATCAGCATCAACAACAGATGGAATTCTCACTGTTGTATTAATGAAAATTGTTCCAGAAGATCAAAAGCCAAAGAAGTTTGATATTCTAGAACTTGAAGACCCATTTACGCCAGAGGAATATGTATTTGCACCTGGTGCAAAGAAAAGAAAGAAATAGT